AACCGATCCTTTAAGCGGGACTCTAGGGGCAACCTAGTGTCAGAAACTAGTAAGCGCGAACGGAAAAAGACATCTAAAGCATGAAAATAGTTAACAACAGAGCAATAGTGCTCAAGACAAAGCGGCCTCACCTTGTTACCGAACACTTAAAAAACTACAAAGTAGCGGAACAAGACGACGGGTATTTTAAATTGGCATTGCCTTGGCGGCTACACGAGGCGCAAGTCTTAAATAGTCTAGGTGTTAAAGATGTACCTTCTCCCATAGGACGCGAGTACGAGTGGTCTGGGCGCTTTGATCCGTTTGCTCACCAGAAGAAGACCGCTTCGTTCTTAACGCTTAACAAAAAGGCATTTTGTTTTAACGAGCAAGGTACGGGCAAAACTGCTTCTGTAATATGGGCAGCAGATTACCTTATGCAGGAAGGAATCATTAACCGTGTGTTAGTTATATGCCCTTTGTCTATTATGAAGTCTGCGTGGCAGGAAGATTTGTTTAAGTTCGCTATGCACCGCTCTTGCTCAGTAGCACACGGAACCTCCGCAGCGCGACGAAAGATAATTAACGCAGGTTGTGAGTTTGTGCTTATAAACTTCGACGGGGTAGCAGTAGTTAAAGAAGAGATAGAGCAAGGCGGATTTGATCTCATCGTAGTGGACGAAGCCAGTGCGTATAAAAATGCGCAGACAAACCGGTGGAAAGTACTACGTGATTTATGTAAAAACGTAGAATGGCTTTGGATGTTAACTGGTACTCCAGCAGCACAAGCCCCTACCGATGCCTTTGGGCTAGCCAAACTGGTAAGCCCAAAAAATGTCCCTCAGTATTACGGGCAGTTCAAAGACAAAGTAATGTATAAAATGTCCCAGTATGTTTGGCGTCCGAAGCCAGAAGCTAGTGAAATAGTCCACGCTGCGCTGCAACCGGCGATTAGATTTCGCAAAAAAGACTGTTTGGATTTACCTAGTGTTACTTACGTAGACAGAGAAGCACCGCTTACCAAGCAACAAGCCTCGTACTACAAGACTTTAAAAGACCGCATGATTATGGAAGCAGACGGCGAATCAGTTACATCCGTAAACGCAGCGACTAACCTTAATAAGCTGCTGCAAATTTCGGGGGGTGCTGTGTATTCAGATGACCGTGAGGTCATAGAGTTCGACGTAAGCAACCGCCTTAACGTTGTTAAGGAAGTAATAGACGAGTCTTCGCACAAGGTACTTGTGTTTGTGCCATTTACTCACACGATTGATTTATTTAAAGAATTTTGCACCAAGCATAAAATAACCTCTGAAATAATCTCGGGTAAGGTATCAGTTAACAAACGCAGCGATATAATAAAAGATTTTCAGACTACAGATAAAGTTAAAGTGCTTATTATACAGCCCCAAGCAGCCTCGCACGGCCTTACGTTAACCGCCGCTAACACAGTGATATGGTACGCACCCGTTACTAGCGTGGAGACTTATCTACAGGCTAATGCAAGGATAGACAGACCCGGACAACACAACCCAATGACTGTGGTGCACATTGAGGGTAGTGAAGTAGAACGTCGGCTATACAAGATGTTACGGTCAAACATAGCTAACCACACTAAAATAATTGATTTGTACAAAAAAGAATTAGACGCTTGACAATGTAAACTAGTTTGCTCTAGACTGGCTATCCCTTGCTAATAGGAGGTGCCATGAAAGATTCAGCAGACAAACTAACTCGTATATATCTCAAGATGCGGGAAGCGGTTAAAGAGAAAGAAGAAGACATAAAAGCAATTAAAAAGCAGCAAGAGACCGTAGTAGAGAAGCTGCTTGCGCTCTGTGAAGAGCAAGACCTAGATAGTCTAAGAACGCCCTCTGGCACAGTTAGCCGCCGAGTGCAGACTCATTTTTGGACTAGCGATTGGGAAAGGATGCACGAATTCATAAGGAAGAACGACGCCTTTCACTTACTTGAAAAACGAATCTCTACCAAATCTATGCAAGAGTTTCTTGAGGACAACCCTGACCTTATGCCTGCGGGGCTACAAACGAACCGTAAGTATATTGTTTCTGTATTAAAGCCGCGTAAAAAATGATTCGACTCAAAAATGACAATGGGTGTTTTTTACACCCACGGACTAACTCCCCCCTAGATTCGCTACAAGTGATGATAGTGGACCGAGGAGAGTTGTCTCGGAGCTATTACGACAGTAACGGATTGGCTTGTTGGTCAACTGGGTGTACAAACCCTGACGACAACGTGCCAGAGGGTAGGGTACAAGCTAGTAGGTGCATGGACTGCACTAAGAGCATTAAAGGGGGCGGGTACAACCGCAGTGCGCCCTGTAAGTTTTACCAAGTTATAAAAGTGTTACTACCCAAAGACGGCATAGTCTGTGAGCTACGCATAAACGCAGGTAGTTTGTTCGCCAAAGAAACGAATAAGTTTGGCTTCTACAAGTACATTGAGTACTTGGAGCGAAACCAAGAAGAAGTAGAAAACATTTTAACCGAATTATATCTCGTCGAGCAGTACAACTCGCACAGGGTATATTTTAAACCAGTTCGACCTTTAGCCGAGGAAGAACTTGCAACCGCAAGGCAGCAAATAGAAGCAGCTTTGCAACCATCAAATCCTTTCGAAGGAAAAATAGAGGAACTAAATATGGCTAACCCATCTCATATAATCAAAGGCGTTGAAGCCCGTTACCCACGTCTGGACAAGCCTTACCGGTTTGATAACAAGGCGGGGAAGAACGGCAAAAGCGTTCCTTGTGACCCCACTGAAGACGGTGCGCGTTACGAGCTAGACTTTTGTATGTCGGCAGCGCAAGCCAAAGAGCTATACGCCCTTATGCAAGATGCTTATACCAACGCTAAAAGCCGCGACGCGTCTTGGCCTAAGAAGTTAGAGATGCCGTTTAAAAAGCAAGAAGACGGCACATTCGTAGGCAAGACTAGTTTGAAAGCAGCATACAGCGGTAGTGCAACCGAACCCCCCGCTCAGTTCGACGCTAAAAACGAACGCCTAGGCAGCGACTTTATGCTCACTACTGGTAGTACAGTAAATGTAGCCGTAGAAATGATTGCTTTTAAAATGGCTTCTACCGGAGTGTCTTTACGAGTACGTGGCGTTCAAGTACTCAAGTATTTGCCCTACAAGCCTGCGTCTCCCTTCGACGAAGCTGACGGGTTTACTGCCGACCAGTCTAAAAGCCTGTTTACTGCAACTGAAGATGACGACATGTTTGAAGGCGAGGGACAGATAACAAAGCAACCTGATCTTTTTGACGACGCTGAAGATAAAGTTAGCGAAGTTGCGGAGCCTGTGAAGCGCAAGAAGAAAAAAGAAGCAGCGCCCGCTGTGGAAGAAGAGATGGCTGACATCATTGATATATGGGGCGACGAAGACTAATGAGCTACGGCTACACAAAGCGGCTCAGCATTATGAACAAGCAAGCCGACGGCTCCATGCTAGGTGTAAAACTAGGTCGCGTGTGCATTTCAAAAGAGGTGCCCGTTGCCGTTATTGCAACTTCGCTTGGAGTTAGTCGGCAGACTGTTTATAACTGGTTTGCCGGTGTCCATAAGCCTAATGAAGAATTAAAAGAACTCATCAAGGCGCTGATAATAGAGTACAAAAAATGACTGATTTCGACCTCATAGATTACGTTGTCCCTACGGGCGGCTATTATTGTGTGGTTGGCGCAGGCTCAGGCTTTTTTTCTAAATTTACTGACGACAAAGAGCAAATAAACGTTTTGGCTAACCAGTTTATAGCGGAAGGCAGAGACGTTTATTTCATGCTCGGTAAATTAAGTAAGGCCGGAAGCAGAGAAGCAACAAACGTAGAATCTTTGCAGTCTTTATGGGTAGACCTAGACTGCGGGGAGGGTAAAGCTAACAGCATAGAACCATCAACTGGCTTGCCCCAAGGGTACAAAACTAAACGAGACGCGCAGATAGCTCTCAAGAAGTTTTGTGATACGGTGGGTTTACCGGCTCCTGCTATAATAGATTCTGGAGGCGGGCTACACGCATACTGGGCGCTAACTGAAGAAGTGCCAAGAGCGCGGTGGTTACCAATCTGCAAACGTTTGAAGCAAATCTGTGTTACACAAGAGTTTTATGCCGACCAAAGAGTCTTTGATGCCTCGCGTGTCTTACGCCTGCCGGGGACCTTCAACCAAAAGTACGATCCTCCTGCTCCAGTAAGTGTATTGCGTGGGTCCACTAACCGAATTGATCCTGACGAACTACGGGAGATACTTGGAGTAGACCTTGCCGCAGAAGAAGTAGAACAAAAACCACTTGCTAAAGACCCGTTGCAGGAATTGTTTAACCAAAATTATACAAGCATTTTTAAAACCATTGTTACCCGTAAGGACGGTTGCCAACAGTTGCAGTCGTGTATACGTAACAGAGAGACGCTACCCGAACCGCTTTGGTTTAACGCGTTGTCGATTGCTAAGCATTGCCAAGATAGCACGAAGGCGGCAAATATAATTTCGCAAGGCCACCCAGATTACAGCGCCGAAGCTACAGAAAGAAAAATGAAGGGCATAAAAGGCCCCCACGCATGCAGTGAATTTGAATTAAACAACCCAGAAGGTTGTAAGGGCTGCCCCCACAAAGGGAAAATAACAAACCCACTTGCCTTGGGCCAGACTATAAAAAAAGCAAAAGCTAGCACAGCAGGAATTAAGTATCGTCCTCCGTACGCTTGGGGCGAGAACGGTGGAATTTATGTACTAAACGAGGATGGAGAAGGCGCTCAGTTTGTTTACGAGTATGACTTCTATATCCAACAACGTATGACTGACCCGACTGACGGCGACGTTGCTATTGCTGTAGTACACCTGCCCAAAGACGGACAGCGTAAATTTACAATTAAAAACGAACAGCTAGACTCAAGAGAGTTAACTAAAGTGTTAGCGCATAACGGTATATTGGCAGATAGGAAGACTACTCCTTATCTACACAAGTACGTAATTGATTCTATTAAATCATTAAGCACTGAAAAAGGGGCAGACAAAATGCGGGTTCAATTTGGGTGGGCAGACAATCACACTGCTTTTATCGTAGGAGAAAGCGAAGTGCGCGTAGACGGCGTGTATCATTCTCCTCCTTCTTCTGTAACAGCAACATACAGCGACTACTTACAGCCGCGCGGCTCTTATGATAAGTGGAAAGAAGTGTTTAACATGTACAACCGCCCGGGTTTAGAGATGCACGCGTTTGCGGCACTCAGTGGCTTTGGTTCAATACTGCTTAACTTTACAGGGCAGAAAGGCGCTATCATTAACTTAGTGCATCCTAAAGCAGGCACTGGCAAGACCACTATTCTACGCATGGCAAACAGCATAGCAGGCGACCCCGAGCTGCTTCTAGGCACTCCCGACGATACGGTAACAGGCCGTATAAACAAATTGGGCACGCTTAACAACTTAGTTAACACAATAGATGAGATGACTAACATAGAAGACAAAGACATAGGTAAGTTTGCTTACGCTGCGTCTCAGGGGCGGGGCAAAGAAAAAGCCCACTTCCACATGAACGCCAACCGCAAGAACGAGATTACGTGGCGTAACATTACCCTTTCGTCGTCGAACGCTTCTTTCTACCAAAAGTTAATGAACTCTAAAAACTCCCCCGATGGGGAGCTTATGCGCATACTGGAGTTTTCTATTGGATACCAAGACGTAAGCATAATTTCTACCGCCGAAGGTAAGGCTATGTTTGACCATCAACTTAGCCAAAATTTTGGGCACGCGGTGATACCTTTTGTGCAGTACATTATGTCTGACCCCGAGCACGCAAAAAATACTATACTTGAATTACAAGCAAAGATAGACACAGAGTTGCGGCTAACCCAACGCGAAAGAAATTGGTCTGCTGCTATGGCAGCTAATCTAGCGGGGGGTATCTTAGCAGTCGAAGCGAACATCATAGACTTTGAGATGCGGCGCATATTCCAAAAAGTGGGGCCGGAGATTAAGACATTACGTGAGACTACTATAGCTCCAGTTAGCGACAACTTTGCACTTATTGGGGAGTTCATCAACGAACACGCGCAGAACATACTGTCTATTGACGCAGAGGCAGACGCTCGTTCGGGCAAAGCAAAGCGTCCGTACGTAGAACCGCGCGGGGCACTTTATATACGAGACGAGCCAGACACGAAAATTGTGTACATAGCGTCGGGAAGGCTTAGAAAGTTCTTTAATGACAGACAAGTTAACATGGACTCTACTATTAAAGACCTAACAGACAGAGGTTGTGTAATTAAAACGCACAACAAGAATATGGGTAAAGGCATGGCTATGACTACAAGTCCTACCCGCTGCGTATGGTTTGACTCTTCACACCCAGACTTTATTGGCACTAACGCTATAACGAAGGAAGCAGCCGATGCTAGTGGAGAGAGTGAGCTACCAGATTAACTGGAAGAAGTTCAAGGCAGGGTGGTCGTTCTTTGTGCCCTGCCTACACCCCCCCTCCGCACGAAAAGAAATACTTGAGGAAACCAAACGTTTTAAGTTTAAAGTGGTTACCAAAGTAACAATAGAAGACGGAGTGCGGGGTCTTCGGGTATGGCGAGTCTAATCTATAAACTCGTCTAAGAACCTTTCATTAACGGCGTCACGCAGTCCGGGGTTTATTCTTAGGCCCAACACTAAGTCTTTCTCGTAAGCTTTCTTCGCTTTATAAGAACGTTGTAGAGTCTTGCCGTCTGCGATGCCGGGAAATTCTTGTACAAGGGCTATAAGTTTTTCTTGGGCTTCAGCCACAAGTTCAGAGTCTCCGTTTTCTACCCCTACGTAGAATTTTTTCTTTATAGCCGCTAGCCTATCGAGCTGTTTAGCTTGGAAGTTTAATGAGATAGAGCGGTTTTCGTAGAGGCTAGATACGTCAGCGGGGCTAAAACCAAACGCTTGCATGAACAGAGTCCATCCGCTTAGGTCTGTATCTAACTCCTCGCCGCTTCTAGTCCTGACGCCTTCTTTGTAGTACCGCGCAGTTTTGAATAGGTTACGTGCTGCACTTGGGGTTACGCCTTCCGCGAAACGAATGTACTCTCCATCCGCCAGCGACTCCATCGCCCGCCCTGCACCTAAGAAATAACTACCCACGGGACCCATGCCTTGCATGATAGCCGTTAGTACATAGCCATTCTGTTCTATACTGTAAGGGTCTTCACGGAATAGCATGCCGTTTGCGAGGCCAATACGGTTAGAGAATTCTATGTTAGTTAAGTAGTTAAACGGACCTTTGTAGAAAAACTCGTTAGTAGCCGCACGTATTTCTTCTTTAGCATTAAAAGGCTCGTCGTCATCGTCAAACGGATTCATAGCTTCTAGTATGTTTGCAAACGTTGCTGCTGCTCCAAAGAAAGGCAAACCGTTTATGCCCCCCAACGCTGCACTGGTAGCATAAATACCTAAAAGCTGCTTACGTGCTTGAGTACGTTCTGGCCCGGGCACGTTAGCTACTGAATCGTAGAAACCCATACCAATAACACTGGCGCTGTTCCAGATAAAGCTCTTAAACGTAAACATGACACGCCCAACAGGGTGCTGCATTAAGCTTGGACCTTCCGCTGCCATACCTGTTGTATGCACATCTATAACAAGGTTAACCGCTTCCGCCGCTGCCTCTGCGTCTGACTTGCCTTTTTTCTTTGCGAGGTTAAATGTTGCCAGTGCTGAAGTAGCACGACTGTATTTCTCTGCGCCAGAGAACGGCACGCTAAGCAAGTTCATAGCTTTGGCGGCTTTTGAGTTGTAGTCAACCGTGTCCTTCCGTGCGCCTTCTAGTATTTCTCTACTCAACGTATGTTGGAGTTGCCCTCGGTCGTTCAAGGCGTCTAACAGTACTTTGTACTTGGGGTTTGCTTGCCACTTGTACTCTATCAAACCATCTTTTTGTTTGGCCTTAGGAAGAAACGAAGGTAGAGCTTCTTGCATAGCACTAAGTAATACAGTGTTAGCGTCGTTAAAACCATAACGAGATATGAGCATGGGGTAAGTCAGAAGCAATATAGCACTGGTGTTAATAAGCGCAGACGATGCGTTACCTAAAAGGAAAAGACTGTACGCCCCTGTAGCAAACACGCCTGTTAACTTGGGATAAGTAGGATTTGCAATAAAGTCTTTGCGTTTTATTATGGCGTTACGCACTTCTCCAGCAAACCCGCCGGGATCGCTGCTGTCTATTTCACCCATTGCTAGTTCTATTTGTGGCGCGTACTCCAGAGCGTTTAGTTTGTTAGCCACACGCGTAGCAGTATCAACCCACCCACGCACTAAATCTTGAGATTCACCTTTTACTCCCTCGTACTTCAAAGTGTTTTGCAATATAGATTCTTTAGGCATGAACGATAGATGCGCTTGGTATATCTCGTCTCTGTATTCAGGAGGGACGGATTCCATCATTCTGCGTATTAAGCTGTCCGGCGGGTGGTCCGAAGAGCTGTACGTAATTTTCTCTAGCTTATCAGAGCGTTTAACGTCCCCTTTTATATCGGCTTTGTTAGCGTCTTCAAACTGCTGGCGTTGGCGCGGTGATTCAAAAGACGTGGCGACACGCTCCCCGCTAGCATCAGTGTACTCTAGGTAGTAATCCCCAAATCTTTTAGACGGCACATAGCCTATAAGCGGTGCGTTTTCCTTAAATAGTGTTTCAAGTGCGGTTTTCTGCACTTTATTCTCTGCTCGGCTTATCACTAATTCTTTGTAGTTCACCCAGTCTTTTCTAAGCGTCTTGCGTATTACAGCGTACGCTTCCTGTACTTCTGTAGGTAGGTTTTTTAGCTGACCCTCTAAAGTTGCGAACTGCCTTTTCTGCGCAGCCGTAAGGGCATTCCTATCGAACTGCTTATCAATCTTTAGGAAGTCGAACCCTTGCCGCTTAGCCTCTTGCGCTATCTTGTTTAGTTTAAGCATTTGCTCAGGGAACGCTTTCTGCGTTTTCTCAAGCTTTCTATATACTTTCTTTACTTCTTCGAGCTTTCTGTCTCTTGCGCCCTGCCGCTTCATAATAATGTCTTGCAGTGTTCTAACCATTTCGCTAAACGCAGGGAACTTTTTTGCCGTCATTTTTATAAAGTCTTGCAAACGGAAAGCGCTTAGCACCTTAGCTGTTAGCGTACCACCGCCATCACTACGGTATATCTTAGACATAGCATTAGCTAGGTTATCTACTTTCTTACCTACAAACGCAGGAGCACTTGTAAATATTTCAGCAGTGGCATCCATCGCCATCTTTGGCGTGCCTAAGAAAAACTTATCTTGTACCGTAGGTTCTACACCTTGCGATACATCAAGAATTTGATCTATGAAGTCTAGCCCCTTAGTGTAAGCACTCTGCCCTTTGCGGAAGCCAAAGAAGTTAGCTATGGCGTCCATTATGGTTTGCCACATAGTCTTACTTTCGGGGGCTTTAATCTGCTTTAATAAAGCTTGGAACTCAGGGTTACCAACTAGCTCAGCAGCAAACTCCTGTAGGTTCTGCCCGCCGTAAGCGTCACCCATCTGTGACTTTATAGCAGAGAAAAACTCAAAGAAGTCTTTAGTAATTTGTAGGTCGGGGTTACCCAGTGCCTGTACAAGTGAAGCATGCCCACCCTCGTGTAGGAAAGTATGCTCGTTCATACCTGTTACAGGGTCTAGCGTAATTACATTAGTCTCAGCATCGTAGAAACCGCTTGTACCTTCTGGGGTAGCACCAACAACTACTTTAGTCTTAAGGTTCTGCGCGCCTATCTTGCGTAGTATGCGCTGTATTTCTACGGGCTGTGAAGGTATGAGCTTGTTTAAGAGAGGTGCAAACCTACCGTTTGACGCGAGACGGCTTATCTCAGGACTGAAGGCAGCGCCCTTATAGACTGGCGCGTTCATTTGGTAGGTATCAACAGCCCGCTGGTACGCGGCTAAATGCGCGTCTGTAACGTTGGCGTTGTCTTCGTTCATAAACCAGTTAAACGCTTCGGTTATACCAGAATCGCGCAACGCTTTAGGTTTTCTCAGGTTCTTTGTTTGAGAAATTGCTAACTGCTTAATACCAATGGCAGTAATCTTACTATTGGGGAAGAACTGAACGCTTTGTTGCGGTATGTCGTCCCCAGTATTGTCAATTTCTGTTTCTGCTGGCTTTGCCTTTGTCTTTGTCTTTG